TACACGCCAAGTTCGGCCGTTCCCTCTCCGGGCGCCCGGTATATCGCTCGTTCAACCGGGACTTCCACATATCGAAATCCCCCCTTACTCCCATACTCAACGGGTTGCGTCCCATCATCATCGGGCTTGACTTTGGTCTTAATCCCTCCGCGGTCATCGGGCAGCTAGACATGAAGGGAAGGCTGTTGATCTACTCCGCGCTGACCTCTGACGGCATGGGGCTGGTGCGGTTCCTGACCACGATCCTGAAGCCGCACTTGGTGAACAAGTTCCCCGGGGCCCCCATCCTTGTCGTTGGTGATCCTGCTGGACGGGCGCGGGCGCAGACCGATGAAAAGACGGTGTATGACATCCTGAAACAGCACAACTTCAAGGCGATCGAAGCCAGTACGAATTCGATAATTGCGCGCATCGCCGCGGTGGATACGTTCCTGAACCGGCAGATAGACGGGGGCCCGGGCATGCTGATCGATCCGAACGACTGCTCCTGCTTGGTCAAGGGGTTCGCCGGGAGGTACCGGTACAAGCGGAAGAAGGACGGGGAGATGGAGGTGGAGCCGGAGAAGAACGAGGCGAGCCACCCACACGACGCCTGTCAGTACTTGGCGATGCACGCCGACGCGGTGCAGGGGGGTAGGCTGGATAAGAAAAAACGTGTGATACGAACTGTTTCTGCGAAAGGTTGGACGTGATGTTGCGTTTTGGAAAAGGTTCTGGTATATAATCCGCAGTGCTACCCCAACAACCCTTGCAAGGAGCAACACCATGTCTCAAGCGAAGAAAATGGGCTCGGTCGGAGGCATCAGTGCCACCGCGACTCCCGGTGGTTACAACCAAGGCAGCATGTTCGCTGCCTCCCGTGGTCGCAGCGACAGCAGCGGCGTTACACAGCCAGACCTTCGCCAGAGCAACTGCTGTGGCAGCGCGCCCGGCGCGGCGGCAAAAGGCGGCTACAACCAAGGCGACCAGTTCGCTGCGAAAAAGGGGCAGGATCGGCCCTCCAGCGAGGGCGGCGACGGAGCGTCATTGAAGGTAAGCCAGAGCGACCTGCGCGGCGGTAACTCGAGCTCCGGCAGCTACAACCAAGGCTCTACCGTAACTGCACGCCAAAAATAAGAGGTCAGCCGATGGCCGGCCTGTTGCTGCTTAAAACGAACCAGCAGTTGGATGCTGACTACGCGGCACGCGCCGCGGCAGAGCTGCGTCAAAGCGAACCCCTGATAGTTGGGCTCGCTGCGCACCTTCGTTCCCTCTGGGAACCAGCCCGGCAGGCCAAAGACGTCCAAAAGAACAAGATGCTCCGGGCGCTGCGTCAACGGAACGGCGAATATGAGCCAGACGTGTTGGCTGAGATTGCCGAGCAGGGCGGCTCAAAAGTATTTATGATGCTTTCCGAGACAAAGTGCCGCGGCGCCGAGTCTTGGTTACGTGACGTACTGCTGGACGAAGGCATGATACCGTTCAGTTGCGACCCGACACCGGTGCAGGACCTGCCCCCCGAAGTACAGGATCGCGTGCACAAGAATTTCGCAGACAAGGTGTTGCAGACTATCGAACAGACCGGGTTCGCCCCGGACTCCGAAGAGATGGAAGACCTGAAATCCGCGTCCGAGACGGACATCCGGGAAGAGCTCATGGATGAGGCGCAGGAAGCTGCCGACAACATGAAGACGTTGATCTCGGACCAGTTTTTCGAAGGCGGCATGATTCAGGGGTTCAACGATTTCATATCCGACCTCGCCACATATCCGAACGCGTTTCTCAAGGGCCCGGTAGTTCGCCGGCAGCGGCGGCTGACATGGGGCAAGGACGCCGCAGGCAGGACGAAACCAGTCGTCACGGAAGAGCTGGTTCCCACGTACGAACGCTGCGATCCGTTCCACATCTATCCGGAACCGGGCATCAGCAGGCTTGAAGACGGGTATCTGTTCGAGCACCACAGGTTGAGCCGGCCAGAACTGTCCGCGCTGATAGGCTGCCCGGGGTACGACGACGACGCGATACGGCAAGTGCTCGACAACATGCCGAACAACAACATGGCCTCGTGGCTGTGGTCTGCAGAAATGCAGAAGTCCGAACTTGAACAGAAGCACCTGTCGTGGATGCGCCCTACACGCGTGGTCGACGCCCTTGAATTCACCGGGAAGATCGACGGCAAGAGCCTTCGCGAGTGGGGGATGAGCATAGACGAGATTCCGGATGAGGCGGTGGAGTACGACGTCAACGTCTGGCTCGTCGATCGCTGGGTTATCAAGGCCACGCTGAATTACGATCCGCTCGGCCGCAAGCCGTACTACACTACGTCGTTCATCAAGCGCCCCGGCGCGCTGTGGGGCTCAAGCCTCCCCGAAGTTATCGAAGACGTGCAGCAGCTATGCAACGCCGCGGCCCGTGCGCTGGCGAACAACATGGGCTTGGCCTCCGGCCCGTTGGTGGAAGTGAACATCGACCGGTTGCCGGACGACGAAGAGATCACCACGCTCAAGCCGTGGCAGATTTACCAGACGCTTAACGACCCCCTTGGGTCTGGGCAGCCAGCAGTGCACTTCAGCCAGCCGGACGATCGCAGCCAGCCGCTGATGACCGTCTACACCCACTTCTGCAAGCTGGCGGACGATCAGTCGGGCATCCCGGCGTACGTCTACGGCGATATGAACGTCACCGGTGCCGGGCGCACGGCCTCTGGGCTCTCGATGCTCATGGGGTCCGCCGGCAAGGGGATACGACAGGTGGTCATGCACATCGACATGGATGTCATCGAACCCGTTGTTGTGGCACAGTTCAACTACAACATGCGGTACATCGACGATGAGTCGATCAAGGGCGACATACGCTGCCGCGCCAAGGGCGCCATCACACTGGCCAACCGCGAACAGCTCAACGTGCGCAGGGTCGAATTCCTGCAGGCAACCGCCAATCCGATTGATCAGGAGATCGTCGGCAAGCCCGGACGCGCAGCGGTACTGCGCGAAGTGGCCAAGGGGCTGTCCATGCCGGTCGACGAAATCGTCCCCAGCAAGGAGAAGATGGCCGTGCAGGAGAAGATGGAAGCCGTGCTGCAGCAGCAACAGATGGAACAGCCGCAAGAGGTTTCCTTCCAGCGCGACCCTAACGGGTCGGTTACCGGCGCGCAGGTGTTCCCGGGCGGAGCCAAAAAAGGCGGGCAGGATGGAAACACTGTGTCCAACAAACAGACAGGTAGGGCCGCGTAATGGCAATAGTTTCAGGAGCGTGCAACTCGTGGAAACGCGAGATCATCAGCGGTGTGCACGAAGCAGACGATGTGTACATGTTGGCGCTATACACCCATTCAGCGTCGCTCAGTCCGGCCACAACGGTGTACAGCAGCACGAACGAAGTACCGGCCAGCGGGACGTACCACGCCGGCGGGGGCAGGCTCACCGGGTTCTCGGTTTCTGGTTCAGGTCCCACGGCCAGACTCGACTTCGACACGATCACGTTTAACGACGCCACGATCACCGCTCGCGGAGCTATGGTGTACAACAGATCGAAGGGCAACCGCGCTGTCGCCGTTTTTGATTTCGGCAGCGACATCATCTCGTCGGCAGGGCCGTTCAAGCTGACCATGCCCTCTGTTGGGGACGCGTCTTCGCTTGTAAGGATAACTTGATATGTCCGACAACATAAAAACCAAAGACCGCGACAACAACGACCTTGACATTGCTGCCAAGGACTTAGGCGCCGGAGTACAGCTGCCGCGCAATATCATTACTGACCCCCTAGGTAATGATTTAACCCCGCTTACGGATGTTCAGTTACGAGCAGCGCCTGTGCCTGTATCAGGGCCTTTGACAGACGTACAGCTAAGGGCTACAGAGGTTCCGGTATCAGGCCCTCTGACGGATACGCAGCTAAGAGCGACAAGCGTACCCGTGTCAGGCCCATTGACAGACGCGCAGCTTAGAGCTACAGATATCCCGGTTGTCGACGACCGAGCGGGTAACTTACTCGGGAACATTCTGAGAACGCTACTGGCTCCTCTGGGCTATGACAAGTCGCTGCAACGCCAGCGAGGTACGGTGATTGTAGAGTCAGGAACTATTGGCTCGGTGACAGCAGTTGCAGCGGTCACCAATCAGGTTGGCATGGGCGGCTTCAACGCTGACATGCTGGTACGCGCCCAAGTCAATGCAGCGTGGGCTCTTAACGTAAGAGCGAGGATTACATAATGGCAAACACCTTCAAGAAAACAATCGACCAACTAGCATGGAGGCAAGTCGCGCCGGCACCCAACGCGCACGCGGCGGCTGTCTGTATGGCTTCGGATTTGCGGTCAGGTCTATCTCGCAACCCCTTCGTATATGAACTGGTCAGCGCCACCGTGCTGAACCGCTTCAATGTGGTGACAAAGGCTTGGAACTTTGTCCAGTCTCCCGCGCTGGCCGGAACCTTCGCGGTTGGTGCAACGTGCGCGTTTGCCCCTTCGTTTGGTCTGGTCGGTACGATTGCGGCTGGCGCGACGACAACCAGTGTGGTGATCTCTACGGCTTTCCCGACGGCGGTCGGCCTGAACATACTGGCCAATCGCGGCGGCTCGGGCGAGTACGGATTCAAGCTCCGCATCATCGACCCGACCGCTGGTAAGACAGAGGAGCGATACATCGTCGGCAACACAGCAGGAACGACGCCGACCATCACCGTTCTGTCCGCCTTCACGTTCACCCCGGCAACCGGTGCGCGTTACGAGATCGTTGCAGGTCGCCTATTCATGCTCGGTGCCGGTGCCTTGGCGTCGAATATCTGGCGCACATACGAAGTAGCGACGAACACCTTGTCGTCTGGCCTCGCCACCACGAACCTCCCTGCTACAGTGGCTACTGATTCAAACATGATGGTGCTGGATGAGCAGTACACGCCTTATGACAATATCCCCGGCGAAGGGATGGTACTAGGCACGTATGCCTACGATACCGGAGTCGAGATTCGTCACGCACTTGCGGCTACGGCGGCTGGTGCCAGTTCTCTGACAGGCCAAGCCGCCCTTGGCGATGCCGTTGTTCTTGCCAATGAGTACCGCAACTTCCAGATTCGCATTGTTCAAGATACGGTCAATCCGACTGCGGTCGGGCAGCGTCGGATCATCGCCTCGCATACCGCAGGCGCGTCTCCAGTCTACACGCTCGGCACGGCATGGACAGTCACCCCTTCAACCAGTGCCAAGTACGTGATCGAACTGCCGAACCTGATCCTGATGCGCTCGTCGGCAACGACCTCGGTCTACACCTACAACTACACCGATGCGACAATCAACAACGGAACAAACAGCATCGCCACGAACGCATGGCACGCAACCTACTTCGGCGTGGCTGGCGCGGTGGGCGCAGTCGGCGGCTTGTGGGCCCCAAGCTGGGGTATGCAGCCTGACCCAGCGCGTAACGCTCGCCACTCGCACTGTCACTTCTTCCGTGGTGCGTCGGCAACGGTCGATACGTTGGACATCGCCGGGGCGATTGCCGGTACGTGGTCGTCCGCTATTGCCATTGATGGCGCAGTCACTTTGACTACCGGTACTAGCGGGTGTCTTGCGCCTAATGACAACGAGGGCCGGTTCTTCTACATGAACATCTACACGGCCAGTGCGATCAACCAGATTTACCGCTTTGACGTGAAGCACCGAGTGCTGTCACCCTTCACGCCGACCGACTGGCTTCAAACGGGTACGGCGGCGGCTGGAAACCGGATGGCGTCATACTGTGCGGTTGATGGCACGGTGAACTACGACTGTATTCTGCTGCAATCACACCTCTCCACTATCTCGCAAGAGATGATCCCGTTGGTTTAGTACTGTGCTCGGCCATTGGTACATCCAGCTATTCCAGAACGCTCCTGTAGTTGAGGAAGGGGAACACCGTTCGCGTAGGAACGTCAAGTTCATCCCGTACCGAGAAGGCGCGGCGTACCTGCAGGGTGTAGACGCACCGACCAAGACAGGTACGCTGACAGCCTACGGCGTTTCGGTATCGTACAAGCCGGCGTCGTTCAGCGCCGAGGTATTTCCCCGTTTGCAGCGGACGAACACAGCGGTTGGCGAATTTACCGTAACTACCGGAGCAGCGGCGAAACTACGAGGAGTGTTTTCGCGCACCGAGCTGGGAACGAACAACGCGAATGGAGGCTTTTCTGTTTCTGCAGGGGCAGCGGCGCAGCTACGAGGGGCAACACGCCCCGGCACGGCTCAGATAACAGGAGTGCGCGCTATCACGCGTTGCGGTACAGTTGCTTCATCTGGAGGCGCTGCAGCGAGGATGCAGTGGACGGAAGAAGCCGAAGCCTTTGTCGGAGACCTCACGGCCGCCGGGATTCAGAACCCGACGGACGAAGAATTGGCGCTCGTCGCGCTACTATTGACACGCAAGAACGCTTCACGCACAATGCGCAGCAACCACTAAGGAGGTAACTATGTCAGCTTTCACACCCTATCCGGCAGGAACGTACTTGGTGGCTGTTACCGCCTCGTCGGTTTCTCAAGCGCTCCCCGCGCGGCCGACAACGATTCACCTCTTCAACTCCAGCGGCAACACGGTCTACATCGAGATCGGGGCTGCAGCTACCATCCCCGCCGGCTCTCCCGGCTCCATGCCTCTCGCCGCCGGCGCCCGCCTGTTTCTTGAAAAGGGATACGCCACGAGCGTCCAGATGATCGCCGGAGTCGCAGGCCCCTCAAACGTCTTCGTTACCATCGGTAGCGGCGACACCATCGGCTAAACGGAGCACGCCATGCCCACATTCCAACCGTCCGCGCTCCCCGCCGGGGCATACCGAGTCAGCAACAAGAACCACGACTACTGGATCGTCGACGCCGACGGGAACATCATCGGCCAGACAGGCGCCAACGGTCAGGACACGTTTTTCGCTGTTGCGACGCAAGACGCGGGTACAGGGGCCACAACGCTACAGCGCGGTGGCACCACGCTAAAACTATATATTCCTCCCGCGTTGAAGGAAGGCAGAAAGCTGGTCGATTGGACGCTCGCGAGCAACGCCGTGATATCTGACCCACTTGCGGCGTCAGCGGCAACAATCACTAAAAGCGAGGGGGTGAAAACTACTTTCAGCGGAGCACCTACCGCTACGCAGTCGCTTGGTGCTACTACCACCCTTACCTCAACTGACTTAACTGATGGTGACACTTTAATTCTTGACGTCGGCCTTCCAGTTGATGCTTGCTCCTGCTCTTTGCGAGTTACCTTCTATACCGCCGGATTTGCCCGAGGGGCGAATTTTGCCGTAGTGCTTCCTTATAACGCCATGCGCTATCCACGTATGCAATTTGTTATTCCAATGAGTGAAGCTGCTGCGGTCTCGGGATTTACCACAGCCGATTGGGCGGCAGTTACTTACGTCAATGTCGATTATGACAAAGCCGCTGGTTCTGTGACAAACGCCTCGGAGTCACTTGATCTATACTCTCTGTGGATAGGTCGCCGGGCCCTGCCAAATGTCTTCTTCGCCATTGACGACAACAACCGCTACCTGAATCGCTTCTTCAATGGATTCAGAAATCCAAAGGGCATGGGGCTTCCCGAGTACAACATCAAGCCAATCGTGTATTGCATTGCTACGCAGATTGGACAGCCGGGGTACGCTACGCTGGCTGACATGCAGAAAGTGTATGCGGCAGGCTGGGACATTGGAGTGCATGGCACAACGGCTCTAGTCAATCCCATTGCCTCAATCGCTTGGGCGGCGGGTACGGCTACTGTGACTACAGTGTTTGCCCACGGATACTCTAACGGAGATACCATTCCACTCTCAGGTTGCGACCCTTATGTGCTCAACGGATCAAAAGTAATTGCTGGTGCAGCTGGGAGTACGTTCACCTTCACAACTGGAGTTCCGGGCGGCACAGGTAGCTCTCTTGGCAACATGTCTATTCCATGGAAAGCAGGGTCCGGCAATGCGAATGCGACTACGGCTGCGGCTATTCAAGCGGAGATTGCTGCGCTACGCAGCGCCGGTGTTACGCGCGGTCTCTCCCACTACGCCTTCCCCAACGGGGCGTGGAGTCGAGCTAGGGTCACTGAGTTGGAGGGTCTTGGATTCCGCACTTTCCGGACGACTGCTGGGCTGGTGAATACGACAGTACCAACAACGGTGCTTGGTGACAACGGTGGGCAACGAAGCGCGTTTCCGCTTGCTCTGGGACTGAACTCTCCTTCAACCATGTTCAGCACTGTCGACATGAACGAAAACCCCGCACTGACTGTAGCTGGCGCCGTAGCTCGCAAAGACATGGCGGTACGGGCAGGTAATTCCATCATGTTCTATGGGCATACGATTTCCGTCCTCGGAGATATCGTCTCCAACAATACGGAGTGGGAGGCTGCAAAGTTCTGGCAACTCTGCGATGCGATCGTGGCGGATCGAGCCTCTGGAGTTTTGGACACCTCATCATTTACCTCTCTTTTAGGCGACTAACTCATGCCCACATTCCAACCGTCCGCGCTCCCCGCCGGGGCATACCGCGTCAGCAACAAGAACCACGACTACTGGATCGTCGACGCCGACGGTAACATCATCGGCCAGACGGGCGCCAACGGGCGCGACACGTTGTTCGTTACAGTAACGACTGACCCGAACACCGGGGTGCAGACGTGGTATCCGGATTATTTTGACGCTAACCTGTTATCCGGAGAAGATCAGACAAATGACTGGATGAAGATTGCCGATGGCGCATCGCTTTACCAGTTCCTTGTTCCGCAGCCGACGACCGGTTCGCTTCTTCTGCTTCCTCTGACTAACAAGCTCCTTGGTTCCACGGGGGGTATTGGTGATTACCTGAAGTCACTGACGGTTATCGCTACTTCAGGCTCTCCGACAGATACAGGGGTCTACCTTACCGACGGCGTTCCGACTAACGTAACGTCAGGCACTGCTGGCGGCACCTTCGCTGGTGTGCCTGCGGGAACGGTGCTGGCCTTGACAGCTTCGTCAGTATTCACCGTTTCGGCAAACCAGTTGGCCGGGTGTATCCTTACTCTGACCTACGTTCCGACGAACGGCACGGCAGTTACCATGAAGCGGAAAATCACGGAACACGCGGCGGTGTCTGGAGCTACGGCCTTCGCTCCAAAACTGTCATCGGACACCCCGGCGGGAGCAACTCTGTCAGGTTGGACTGTCGAGCCTGCCGCTTCATCCGTCGAACTGCTTCCTCCGAACATGCCGAAGGGGGTCTACCATTTGCCGCTGGGTCTAAAGTCACTGGTCGGCGGATGGAGAGTCAGCATAGGAACACAGGTGCAGGTGGTTGCCACCGGCAAGTTTAGTTAAGGAGCCGGCCATGACAACTCTTATTTCTGGTGAAGACCAAACCAACGATTGGCTGAAGGTGGCTGACGGCGCCTTTGATTACGAGTCGCTTATCCCCCTGCCAACCACGGGCAGCTTGCTTACTCTGCCACTTACGAATCAGGTTCTGGGGGCTACAGGCGCGGCGGGGGATTATCTGAAGTCACTCCTTGTTACGATCGGCGCGACTTCGCCTACAGATGCGGGGGTCTACCTTACCGATGGGAATCCGACCAACCATACTTCTGGAATTAGTGGAGCCACCTTCCAAGGCGTGACGGCCGGCACTCCGCTGGCGCTCACCGCTACGTCTAACTTCACCGTGACAGCCAACCAACTTGCTGGCTGTATCCTTACGCTTTCTTACACTCCGACCAACGGGTCAGCCGTAACCATGAAGCGAAAGATCACCGGGCATGCTGCAGTATCTGGTGCCACGGCCTTTGCCCCAACCCTTTCGTCAGCAACACCAGCCGGCGCTACGCTTACTGCGTGGACAGTCGAGCCTGTAACAGCGTCGATGGAGATACTGCCCCCCGACATGCCGAAGGGAGTCTACAACATACCTCTGGGGATCGAGTCTATGTTCGGTGGCTGGAAACTGAGCATCGGAACACAGGCACAAGTTATCGCCAACGGCAATTTCACTTAGGAGCTGCAACATGGAACTGAGAACCTTCATAGCCACCGCCAAATATCCTAGCCTGTATAACGGGATGGACACCGGCTACGATCCAGCCGTGTTACCGCCTTACTACGGTCCGCGCTCGTGGAATATTTTCGATCAGCGAGCAGACAACTACTTCCGCGGCGATACGAATTGGGCTTGCTGTGGGGTACAGGGAGCGCTTGCTCCAGCGGGGTATGTGCCCGACTGCGTTGATGGTGTAGGGCGCACAGTAGGCCAGCGCCCCCCTACCGTTGGGTTTACGCTATCGCCCGCGGCTTACATTGATGTCGGTCTGCCTGGGGGTAACGCCAACTATTACGCTGACGGTGTGCCCGGATGGATTGACTACAACGTAGCCGAAGACTATTTCAAGGTCTCCTATTCCAATGGGCAGCACTGGACGGCGAACTGCTCGCGCTTGCAGATAAACACCCCGGTTATTCCGACACAGGTGCCTTTCAAGGAGACCTTCACTTTTTGCATTCCTGAAGATTTCCCATTCGATCATATCTATTATGCACAGCACCCCACGTACATCAATCCCGGGCCAAAGCAGGGGTTGTTCCGTAACCGGGACACCCTCATTTGGCAAAAGAAGCACGCCATCTCAAACACCAATGGCCCGTTCATGTCTATGTACGTCACCGTTGGAGCAGCAACCAATCTACCCTACCTTTCAATAGGCATCGGGGCGCCGAGAGTTGAAGTGCTAGGAATGGACTTGGTGAAAGGCAAGTGGTACACGCTTGAAATTTATTACATGCTTGGTTCATACAAGTACAACAGGGTATTTGGTACGCTGGATGGAATCCCTTTCGAACACACCTTTACGGGCTGGGCAGTTCAGGGCGATGCTGCGGACGTTGCCCGGCTTAGTAACGGCCCGACTGGAATGTGCGGAATCTACTCTTACTACAATAGTGACACCTCGACGTACTACGATGTGGATAATGAGCTTCCGATGAATGATCCACTGAACAGTCCGACAAAATCGATCTATGTCCGTCGCTGGAAGTTCGAGCAGATGAGCAACCCCTCCCTTTTGAAACCAGTGTTGCCGCGTAACCCTCGCGTTTAGGGCATTGACTTTTTATTTTGTTGTGTGTATAAGTTGCGTAGCAACAAGCGTACTCGGGGCGCGGACCCCGCCACCGTTTAA